CTATCGTTTCTATAAACTTCTTCTCCTAACATTGCGCCTACTTTATAATCTATTTTTGAAACTTTTAATGTAACTGCCGCACCATTGTTAGCTTTACCTGCGCCAGTAGTAAAATTAAAATCTCCTGCTTCTTGTGCTGCTCCCACAGCCGTACTATGATAACCTGTATCTGTTATTGTAACTCCAAAGTCTCCCATTTTAAATACCTAATATAGTCCCCCTTCTTCTTAAATAATCTATCATGCCCTCTGTGACTGCCTCTGTTATCTGTTCCTTTGTAGTAGCAGTCTCAGGGACAGTTATATTTATTTCATTTATATTTTGTTCAAATTTTACTAGCTTATCTTCTCCTTCAGCATAAGTAAATGGCGCGTCCTCGTCCTCTGCGTCTTCATATAATGCTAATTTGCTTTGAACTCTATCATAATCTGACATACTAACCGCTTGCCCCGTAGCCTGTTGCGCTTCCTCAGCTTTTTTCTTAGGCGTTTCAGCCACTTCGCGGCTAAATATACCTGCTGCCCATGCTTCTTTAACAGTAGTTTCATATTTGTCCTTTGCCTTAAAAAAATCAGATTTCATTTTTCCTAATTCCGAATCTAAAGCCTTAATTCTATTTTTAGCGTCAGTAGCAACTTTACTCATATTTTCAGTATTTTCTAATTGAAGTTTATAACTAGCTAAAGTTACTTTTGGAATTTTTGGAATATTTACTCCAGGAACTTTATTCATAGCTTTAATTAATTTATTTAATACATTAATCGCGCCATTCAACATCAGTTCAAAGCCGCTCAAAAAGAAGTTGATAGACATCCTAAAGTTATTTCTTATCAAGCCCCATTTATCTTTCCATAATGCCACCCAAAAATCCATAACTAGACTAAACAAATCTATGTAGAAAGAAAAGCCTGCTTTAAGTAATCTTCCAAATGCAATGAATGATGAGCCCATCGCATTAATGGCGGCAATAAATATTTTTCTAAAGTTAGGAAATATTGCACTTAAAATCCACATTAATAAATTCGGCAAAAACGTAATTGTAGCAATAACTTTTGCAGTGATGCTATCTAAGTCATCCCACCCTTTGTATAAACCTACTAACCCAATTCCAATTAAGATAATTGCTAATAAATAAACTGATAGCAAACCCGCTGTGACAGCCATAGAAACATTGAGCATTTGAGATACGCCAAATATAAATAAAAATGATTGACCAAAAAACAACATCAATGTTCCAATTACTATAAGTCCAATAACTATCATTGCTAAAGTAACCTTCCAACTATCGCTTAAATTATTTATCCACTCTATGAAGTTAAATAGCATTTCAATAAAGTCACGCCCCATTTCGCTTGCTAAGAATGCATCAATTATACTAAACTTCAAAAATTCCCATGCAGCAGTTACTTTACCTACTGTGTTAGTGTATTTAGCAGTTTTATCCATTATAGTTGTCCACGTATTAAGCAAAGAACGTAATGCAGTGGTAGCAAATCTTTTAAGCGCCATGCCTGAAAATAACATAGCTAAACCAAAACCAAGATAGCGTCTTCGCATTTGTCTCATAGATTTATCTAATTTATCTTGAGCACGCTGAACGCGCCGAGTGGCATTTTCCATACCAACAAACTTACCAGTAGTTTTATCAATTATTCTCCCACTTTGAGTCATAGTTAAATTAACTCGTTTTAATTCATCTTTAAATTTATTAAGCCTAGTAACTTTACCAAAATTAGACATAGTCTTAGCAGTAGACCTTAGCTCTTTTTGCATCTGCTTCATAGTTTTAGTAAATGAACTAGCATCGCCTATTATTTTAACTATTACTCTACTTATTCGTGCCATTATTTATCCTAATCTACTCGCTCTACCGCCCTTATTAGTTGCAGCTGCTTCTCGTTTAGCGTGCGCTTTAAGTTCCTCTAGCGCCACCACGAATTTCGCTGCAGGGTAATTTTCAGTCACGGGTGTATGTAATTCATGCTCTAGGTAAAAGCATGCGGTAGCATACTCTTTATCTATTCTTTCTGGTGAAGTTTTGCGCATGAACTTTTGGCGCAGATATTCTTTCTTTGCTAAACCTTTAAGGCCGCGCCCACTGACTTTTTTGCTTTATCTTTCATATCAGCAAAATCGCCTTCCTTAGCCCAACCGAATCCTACAAATAAAGCCATCATAAATTCTAAATCATGTTCTAAGAGAAAATTATTAAATCCATCTACGGCATCATCAGGATACGACACTCGTAAAATATCCTTAAATATTTCATGCTGTGTTTTCCAATCTTCTTCTTCTAATGTTCCATCTTTATTTTTAGTCTGCAGGGACATCAATTTTTCCTTATGACCTAACGTCGGCCTTAATTTAAAATCTTCTCCTGCAACTTTTATTTTTAGTATTCCTAGCCACTTCGCAAACCTAGTACCTTTAGGTTGGGTATCAATTCTTGTCTTTTCAACTTCCATCTTCTTTTAATCCTCCTAATGTTAGAGTTTTTGGTTCTTTTTTAGATGGCTTGCCCTCCAACTTAGCAAACCTGTCTTCGAGAATAGCAATTTTAGCAAGCATCTCATCGGTAATTCTGCTTCCTACAGCAGCGAGATGGTCATTCCACATTTTAAGCCATCTGCAATTACCATATTTTTCCTTGCAATCTACTTCCCATTCTTTAAATAAAGAAAAAGGGAAACCACTAGCTTGAACACCCACAGTTATTTCCGTAGGTAACTTCTTTTCCGCTAGTGGTTTCTTGTTGTTTTTTTCAGTCATTTAGTTTAGTCCAGCCACTCCATGTAGAAATTTATAGGAAGACATTTAATAGTTACTTCAACTTCCCAGTGTCCATCTGCACCATCAATCTTCACGTCGCCATACTTAGTAATGTACGCATCATCTAGTACAAAGCTTATTTTATCAGTTCCGTCAGATAAAACAACTAATATTGCTACTTGCGGTCTATCTAACACACCAGCTGTAAATGCTCCCGCCTGGTATCGAGAATAGCCCCCTGCTATTGCGGTTGGTGCTCCGAAGAACAACTGTTTAGTTGCTCCAGAATCAACAAGCATTTCGTCGCCATCTAAAACCAATGTTCCGGTTAACTCCGCCATACCAAATGGTTTATGATCTAATAACGCGTTTTGAAAACTAGATGTTACTCCTAGTAAATCAACTTTCTCAATATCACCTTCAGGTTCAACTATTGTAACATTTTTCATGAACCCGGTTATTGTTGTTGCTGCTGCAAAGTCTGCGTCTAGTGGCCCAGCCGCGTCTATTGCTATGTTTGTAGCTAAATCTATCTTAACTGCTGTCTGTCCTGCATTCCATATATTTGCCATTTTTAATCACCCATATATCACTGTGACATCAATATCACAAGTGCCTGTGTCCGCGATGAACTTTATTTCATCGTCGGCTGTATCATTTATTACATGACTGCCATTAGGAAAAATGTAACATACTACAGAATTTGGATAAATTATCGTATTTCCTGTAATAAACGTTACAGCATTCACACCCGGAGACATGGTTACAAAGTTAGTCGTATCTGTATTCTTAATTATTAACGCTCTAACTTTTAATCCCTCTGGATCAGCAGTCGGTACTTCGTCACCAATTCCGCTAAACGGATCTACGCTGTCAGCTATGCTAATTGTTGAACCCGCACCTATAGCGGCAGTCATCGTAAATTCAGATAACCAACAAGAAGCTTGGCCGTTTCCAGAACCATTAGCGAAAGTTTGTTTGTATTTTTTACGTAAAACATCAGCCCCAGACAAAGCGCCTCCGCTTGCACGATCTAATAGGAGATCAATATCTATTGTAATGTTTCCGCTTAATGTATCACTTATTGCCATTTTCTTTTAATTCCTCTTTTAATTCCTCTTTTAGTTCAATCTTCTCTTCAGCCGCTTCCTTTTTTTTCTTAGTTCTCTTTGGCTTCTCTTCTTCAGGGATTAGCTCATAATATTTTTCCCAGTTCTTACGTACGCCCCTCTTATTCATCGGTAGAAGCAAATCAGCATCGGTTCCAGTTAATTCAACAATTTCCCCCGGTACAATTTGCTTCATGAGTTTATGTATTCCTATGTATTTGTATTTCATCTTTATCACCTATATTCGTATCCCTGCCGCAAAATCTTCTACAAAGTTATTAACCTTAGGGATTATCGCATCAAATGCGGGTCTTATAAAAGGCTTACTTTTACTAACAAAAGCTCCGCCAGTTACATTCTTCATTTTTCTACTAGTTTTTTTCAATTCTCTCGCAGATACCCAGTGTGGTGTGAAACCAAATTCCTGATATCTCCAATAATCAACACTTCTAGGCAACTTTCCAAAATCTATTTCTCTAACAACACGATCTTTAGTTATGTGTGGAGTTATTCTTATTTTAGATACTGCCCTTTTCAAATCTAATGCATCTCTAGGCGCTTTAGCTGATGCTGAACGTCTGAAAGCTTCTATTGAACGCTTAACTACCTTTCTATCTAACTCCATAGGTAAACGTTGAGCTAATTTGCCGAAAGAATTACCTAACTCAGTCATCCCTCTTGCATCTATTGTAAAGCTTATTACCATTTTAACAGTTTAGTTTGAATCTAACAACCAGCCCTCCGTAGTTTAATTTTTGTTCTCCTTCTGTAAAAGAATCAGAGCTAACATCATCTAGATCATTATAGCTTAAATTAGCATTATTTAAAATAGTAACTGATTCTAAAAACAAATTGTGTACTGCATCCTTAGCTTCATCAATAGCTTTCTTTCCAGTGTTAGCCTTAGTGTAGAAATCTATTTGTACCATAATCTCACTCTGTCTAATTCCAAAGTTTAAAGATTCTTTAGAAATTGATACTGTGGCTGGGTTAATTACAATGCAAGGGAATACCGGATTAACTTCTGGGTACGCGGATACAATAGTCCATCCACTAACTGCATCGTTAAAATAACTATTTATGAGATCATAAATAGCCTTATATGTCTCTACACGTACCGTGTTTTCTTTTACTACCATTGTTTAACTCCACGAGTTAAGGGGTTTTTCGACTTAATGAAACCACATATGCAATCAACACATCGTTAAAGAAAAGCTCCTTTATTTCTCTAACATCCCAATCTATACTGTCAAACGTTATTTTAGATTGCGTGTTTATTGTCTCTGTTGGCTTCAATATGAGCCTTGTTTCACCTTCTATTAAATCGCCCTGAGGCAACAGCCCCGACCGCTGAGGGATATAGCTTGCAGGAACTCCGTACGTGCTTACAGCCGTACCTTCATTATCTGCTACTGCATCATATCCGCCCTGCGAACCCTTTGTAGGCGTTCTAGGTGTGATTGTAATTGCGCTTCGATAGCTGGGATTATTTAGTATCTGTACTACTGTATTTTTGATTGATGTACCAAGTGTTCCCATATCATTATGATAGTGTTAATATTGCCTTTGATTTTCTGCCAAGGATATTCAGTTTATCTTGCGCTTCCCTACGCAGTTCGTTTATCTGAAGGTCAATAGGTTTCCTACCTAGCCGAATATCACCAAGGTCTATAGACAATACTCCAGATGATCCTGCACACATTCTTTGCAAGACTGATAGTGTCGCAAAATCTTCTACGCAAGCATCTCGCAATACGCCTGATTGGTTGCCAGTGTATGCATCGACATATAATCCTGCGCGAGTTAATTGCGCGTCGATTATTTGATCTCTCTCGTTACTATCTGTCGATAGCAAATCGTACAGCTCTCCTAATAGCCTTTGGACATTCTCTCTATCTACCGCCATCTACTCTTATTATTCCAAACTTATGTTTCAACTGTTTATATTCAGTTTCTGTAACTTTCACAATATCGTTAGGCTTACAAATAATCTTTCTACCGCATCTATCTGTAGTAAATCCTGTATGCCATTTCGTTGAAACTAATATAGTTCTTTTATCCGCAGGTTCTTTTACGCTTTTATTTTCTTTCTTTACCATTTCAATCACCTCTAGTGGTTTCCCACTGATAATCAAACGCGGTTTTGAGCCGCCACTTGATTTTATCCCAATTAAAAAAAAGGGAAAAAAGGGTTTAACCCCTTTAATTTTAACTTGGTACTGCGCTCGGTGTAGTTATTCGTAATCCTACATTTACATCAGCGGTAGCTCCTCCACCACCTTCTACTATCTTAACGGATATTCTATCGCCTGCTGCTACACTTACTGGATTTGCTACTGTGTTTCCATTAGTTTCCCCAGCAGATAATTGAACAGTCATTGTTTGCTGTGCTGTGTTCAAATCTACATAGAAGTCACAATCTACAGCTCCGCCTGGTGCAGTTCCTACATAAACATACATTGCCTCAATCGTACACGCAGTAGGTGCTACCCAAAATATTGTATCTGCTGCATTGTAAACTATGGAATTTGGTCCTAAGTATCTTGTAACTCCACCGCCAATTACTCCAACTCCTGTGAACGCTTGCGCAGAATATGTGTCGTGTACGTGGCCTGCAATATCTACTGTATCAACAGTTCCTGCTACGGTTAGGTTTCCAGTCATATCTAAGGTTGTTACGCCAGTTACTGCTCCAGCATTTACACTAAATGCTCCATCTGTTATAGTCGCTCCAGTTATAGTACCTGCATCTGTGATACTCCAAGACGTTCCACTTGCTCCGCCAGTATTTGCGATTGCTCCTACTCCAGCGTCAAGTCCTACACAAGTTATTGCGCCTGTTGCTCCTGCGATATCCCAACTAGTTCCCGATAAATCATTTGCTCCTGCTACTAATGCGTTCGTTATATTAGCATCCGATGCGTTGAAAGCGTTCACAACTCCTGCCGCCATAGCTCCAGAACAAGTCGCGCTGAAAGCATCAGTTATTGCCTGAGTCGCATCCGTGTTGTCCACTAAAATACCAATATCAAGGATTTGCGTTGCTGCTGCGTTTTGTAGAACCGTAATTCCACGTATTACTCCCGCGTTACTTGCAGTTACATCTATTGATAAAACATCTACTCCGCCTGTGTGTGTGTCAGAGGTTATTGCAATTTGCTCTGTACCTGTCAATGTTGTGCCTATATCTCCATCAACCGTAAGTCCACCATTTCCAGTTAGTAAGCCTGCTGAAGTAATTGTTCCAGTTCCTGTAGTTGAAATGTTATCACTTGTTGTAATAGCTCCATCTGCATCAATTGCACTTCCTGTTGAACCGCTCATTGTGATATTTATCGCGTCTCCTGCAACTACTGCTACACCCATATCAATATCAACTGCATTTCCTGCTGTTGCTGTGGCACTTCTAGTTATATCTACCAAATCTGCTGCTGTAGCTCCTGCTGGCGTTATATCAACAAAATTGTTTAGAGAAGCCACACCTGCAATTGTCAAAGCTCCCGTTCCTGTAGTTATCAAATCAGAAGAAGTTGAAATATCTCCATCTGCGTTAATTGCATTTCCAGTAGAACCATCCATTGTAATATCAATTGCATGTCCGCCTACCACTGCTGAACCCATTTCAATATCGATAGCGTTTCCTGCTGTAGCTGTGTCACTTCTAGTTATATCTAACAAATCTATTGCTGTTGCCCCAGTTGGTATAATATCTACTACTCCGCTTGTTCCGATAACTGTAGTTCCATTAGTAATACCAACAGAAGTAATTACTCCTGCCCCTGTTACACTAAAGTTAGTTCCAGTAATTGCATTAGCACCAATTGCCAAAGCATTCGTTATATTTGCATCTCCACCATTGAAAGCATTTACAACTCCATCTGCCATTGCTCCTGAAACTGTTGCACTGAAAGCGTCTGTTACTGCTGATGCTGCATCTAAGTTATCAACTAAGATACCCACATCTAAAAGTTGTGTTGAAGCTGCATTTTGTAGAACAGTTATACCTCTAATCACTCCTGCGTCACTTGAAGTCATATCAACAATTAATGCATCTACTGCTCCTGTGTGACCAGAACTTGTTATCTCCATTCTTTCAGCCGCCACAAAATCCATATCTACATTAGCAGTCAATGTTAATGCGCCTGGCATAGTAATCGCCCCAGTTGGGAAATCAAATGCCCCAGTTGATAAACTCATATCAAAGTCAAATGCTCCTGCATCAAATGCTACGCTAGATCCTATATCTGCATTGAACTGAACTGTATCTGTCGCTGCATTTCCTAAAGTCGTGTTGCCATTTGCTACAAGTGCTCCATCACAAGTTGTCGCTCCCGTTACCGTTAAAGCTCCCGTAATATCTATGTTTTTCTGGAAGATTGCATTTTCCGCTACAGTTGGTGTTGCTGTAATTGTTAAGGTATCTGCTGCAGCGTCTCCGAGAACTAAGTTACCATTTAAAGTTGTAGTTCCTGTTACCGTTAATGCGCCTTGACAGGCCACATCGCCCGTAAGTGTAGATATGCCAGTTACATCTAAAGTTCCTAAAACTGCAGTATTTCCTGATGCCGCTACTACAGTGAACTTTGCATTTACATCAACATCGCCAGTTACATCTAAATTTCCGCCTAAAGTTGTTAACCCAGTTCCTACATCGAATGTTTTAGCTCCGGTTACTGTTGTATTTCCGCTTAAAGTATTCGCGCCGGTAGACGTTTTGAAAGTTCCAGTTGAACCAGACCAATCAAAATTCGGATTTCCGCTTGTGGTGGTACCAGCATATATAGTTAAAGTATCAGCTGCATTGTCTCCTAATTGTACATCCCCAGTATAAGTTGCGGTTGTTCCAGAAACTGTGTCTGCACCCATTGCATCGTTTATTCCACCCATTTTAATACCTCTAAGCTATCTTACATGTAGCGTTAGCCCACAAGTAAGATACAGCTACTCTTTGAGATGCCACAATGTGATGCATGTCCCTGCGGATATCATCAAATCCTTCCAAAGATACTACGCGTTTTTCTCCGATTGCAAATGAATGATCTGGATCAATTACGTAACCTGTATTCGCAGTTAGATTTGTGGATATAACAATGGTCATCCCAAACATAGTTCCTATTAGTCGTTTACTTGGATCAGTTATTCCTGCTTTGTCAGCTTCAACAAATGTGTCCATATTTCTAATATCCTCTGCGAAATCCGTGCTTATGACAAATGCGCGTGGAACGAAGTTATTAGATTCTAATGCCTTCATAGCTTGTGGAATATCACTGTAGCTTAAAACCGCGCCAGCTAGAGCAACCGTTGTACCCGCGTTAGCAGATAAGTTAGTTTCAACTAAACTATCTTCGTTTTTAGCTAAAGCATATCCTGCGGTCTGCGTGTTTAAAGTTATGACTGCAAACTGACTGTCTTCAACCATTTCTTTAGTGATCCCGATGTTTACCATATATTTCAGTGGTGTAATAGTTCTACGTGCGTAGGTCTCACTATCCATTGGGGCTTCTGCGCCTTCAGCTACTTGATGTACTTCTATTGCATCGACATCCTGCAAAGGAATAAATACTGCTGATCCAGGTATTCCTGCAGGTGGAATTACAATCGCTGCAAGGTTTCTCCATACAAGAGTTTTCCTCATCGCGCTTTGTAACACGTTATAAATTTGGGTGGGGGTAACAATATTGCTTCCCGCACCGAGTGTTAATATATTTGACATTTTCTTTTCCCTCCTAAATATTTAGCTTGAAGAGCACATATTTTGCTGCTGCGCTTGCACCAGTCAATGCTCGACCTATACTCATTAATGCGTTTGTTGAATCTTCTATCTTCTGAGCGGTAGTTTCCTGCGATACTTCTGCACCCGCCGTCACTGCAGCACCCGATTCTACGATATATAATCCACTTGTAGCAACTGAAACTGTGTTGGTAGTGGTTGCGGTACTGATTGCAATACCTACAATTATCAAATCGTGTGCGTTGGTCGCTGTTTGTACTTTTACTTCTGCCGGAACATAACCTGCTGACGTAATAGCAGTCATTTTATCATCGCCACTCGCGGACGAAACAAGTTCGCCTTGAGTAACGGTGCCTGACGCTACTGCGTGAAAGGTCGTTCCCGGACAATTAATCATTTGTGTACTTGCCATTTAATCACCTATATATATTTTCTTTCCATATTTCTGGATTCCATTCTCGCGAATAGTTTCCATATTTGTCCCTTGTAATTTCGCCTATGGCGAATTCAGGACAATCTGTTGTTTTTACTTCTTTCAATCCCTTCGATTTGTTGTCAATAGACTTCTGCATCTCTTTTAGAGTTCTCTTAAGTGATGCGAGTTCTGTCGTTAATGTACTCACCTTCTCAGCTGTTTCATCATCCTTTTCAGCTTCTGGTTCAGTTTCAGGTTCAGTTTCTTTTTCCCCTTCGCCCTCTTTAAGTTCTTCACCTTCCGCTTCTTGCTCCAAAACAGCTAGCCTTTTTTTGAGTTCTTCAATCTCTCCCATTTTATTATCCTCAACTATAACTTCTTCGTTGATCATTTGTTTCCCGTACTTTTCCATTATCGCTTGATCTATAGTAGCAGCCTTTACACCTGGTATTGCAACTAAAGATAACTCTAAAATTTCAATGCCTTTCGCAGTCCAAGAAGTCACTCCTTCTTCGACGTTCTTAACTAATTTACGTATAAGTGCTCCTATAGAAACGTTACGAATTAACTTCTTAGCCAATTTCTCTTTCATACTATTATCTTCTATACTAGCTTTGAATTTAATCCGCCCTTCTTCCTTTTCAAAATCTACCCTACCGACAATATTATCTACTTTTGCATCATGGTCTTTAAGTAAGGGTGAATTTTCAACTAAAGCATTATTTAATTCCTCAGCGGTGTACGTTATCATATTACGACTCGTAGTTGCCTCCACTGCCGTCCCACTGATCATAAACTGCTTTTCGTCATTAGTACTGTCTTCAGTTATAGGTACAAAATATTCAACTTGAACATTTTCTATAACATCCACAGCTTCATTTATCTCTCCTAATCTTTCCATTTTTTCACCTTTTGAATCACGCCAAGACGTGTAGCACATCGCTTGTATCTGTTTGCCATCCCTATCTGGATCAGACTTTTTTAGCGTGCTTACGCATCGGCTTATGAATACGTTTTTTTCTTCTCCCTTATTTGGTTTTGGAACTGGCATTTCACGCTCCCTTGCGCTCATACCATATAGTCACATAATTAGTTGTTGCTCCTCCTGCTTCATCAAATACAACCGTAACATCTCCACTGACGTATATTTTATCTGGTATAGGTTTTGCTCCTGCTGCATCATACAACATCGCAGTCCCAGTAACATCACATACTTTTATTCTAGGATACCATATCCCATCTGTATTAGCGTTAGTTAGTGTTAATATTGGTTGTAATGGACTTGCCTGAGAAACTACTACATCTGTTCCTACTGCGGCTCCAGCGTCGTAATCTATTCGTATCGCACTAATGTAACCATAAATTGGTCCAAAATTAACGTCAGCGTCTCCAGACGCATCAGTTGTAACTGTTTTTCTTATACATGCCATTTTAATTTATACCTCTTAACTTTCTAATTCCGGTCTATTTTTCAAAGATTGGGGCGCTGCTAGTTTGTTATCGTCACTTAGCTCCGCAAACTTTGTATCAAGTGGTGTTACTACTACAAAGTCCTGATTAATTAATGTTTTGGTTGTTGACCACTTTCTTTCGTTCCAGTCATCTTGCCATAATCCAACCGGTTGATCGGGCATATCTGGATAACTCTTTTCAAACATTACATCCGCGTCATCGCCAACATGCACTGGAATTTTCTGGTTTCTATTAAACGGATTTCTAATTAACTTAAATGGAAGTGTCATTGATTCAACCTCCATTGTTCATTTGAATCAGCAATTTTAGATCGATCTTTCTTGCCTTTCTTTTTGTCGTCTTTCTTCTTGTCGTCCTTCGCTACTGGTTCTTTATGCGGATTAACATCTTTCTTAGTGTCGTCCAATCCTTTCAAAGCTTTATCGCCACCGTCCTGCGGTTCTTCAGGTTCCTCTGGAATCCACTTTTTATCTATCCCTAACTCTTTTGCTACATAATCCGCGCTAACTATGCCTGCGGCCTTCAAACGTAGCAACCTATTAACAATAATATCTTCATCTTCTTTTTCTAACTCTCCAAATTCTAAATGAACCTCGCCTGGTACGACAACAATATCAAATAAATTAACTTCTACTTCTTTTTTAATGATGCGTTGTAGCGATTTAACTCTCCTGTCAAATGCTTCTAATTGAACATTTGCTGTGGCTTCAGTGGCTCCTTTACCTCTACCGAGTACTACTTCCGGAACTTGCATCCCCGTCACAACTTGATTCTCAGTGTGTTCTACGAAGCCTTCTACTCCAATATCTCTACCTAACGGACGAATAACTTTCGCATCAATAGTATGATCAGTAACTAAATCCATTTCTGGATGTATCGCTTGTAAATCGTTCTCCAATTCATCTATCGCACTATCTGCAGCAGGGAACTCATCAGTGCCTACTTTATAATGAACTTGCGGAGCTGCGTATCTATGAGCTATGAGTTTTAAGTCATATTCCATAGACAACTTAATTTTAGTAGAGCCTACAACGGTTGCAATAGCTGATGTTCCATAAGGAGAATCACCAACAATGTTCCACTTAAAATGCGCTATTTCATCTGGTTTAAAAGTTATTTGCTCTCTATCGATCTGTTGAATGTATTGCTGTATCGTCCCAAATTTATCTGTCTCAATAGTCATTGTCTTAGGATGCAAAAGCTTCAAATCGGAAATCCGCATACCTGTTTTAACAATTTCTAGATAAGCATTACCGTAAATTAATAACTGCCGCGTAATTTTATGAATAATAGATGCTACATCAAATTCTATCATAAATTCTTCAATTTCTTTCTTTGACTGTTCGTTTTCAGAAACAAGATGAAAACCTGCGCCCGTTGTCATATCAGCCGTATAATTAATTGTAGCGTTGATTAAAGGAACAAGTTTGTAATATTTTTCAAAAAGCGTATATTCTTTTTCACGCTCCATAGCTTTCATAAAATCAAAAGCTTTTCCGCTCCAGCGTGGTTTTATACCTACAACTCTACCTTTACTTGACTTTTCAGAAAATATTCTGCGAACAGAACTAAATATTTTACCCATGGTGGTGGCAACCAACAGAATTACATACGCTTAGTTTTATTTAAACTTTTTGTTTTTCACTACCAGTAAGTTGTACTCTAGCCTATAATACGTCTAACTCCGCGAGCAAAATGTTTAATCGTTCTCTTCTTAGTGCAAAAAACTGCGAGTGCCAAGGAATCAACATAATCATCGTGCGCGCCCTTAGGAGCATGAAGAAGTAGCTTATTTCCTTTCTCTGATTTTTCAGTAGAGAATAAAAGCAATTGTTTTTTCAATTCTGAAATTTCAGGGATTTTCAAAACATTATTCCTCATACTTTCTCGCAGGTAAGAAAACAAGTCAACTTTAGATCGCTGAGTAAATGCAAAGCCTTCTATTCTTAAACCATAATCTTTAAGCTGATCGATTTGCGCTTCGCCTGCACCACGGTCTGCTAAACACTTCTTAATATCAAAAAGCTCAAGCATGTACTTAACATTGCTAATTACTTCATTGTAGGGCTTATGAATAAAGTCTTTGAGAAATGCTATCTTTAAATCACCTTTTTGATTCTTCTTAATTATTGTAACCACTGTATGAGATTTAGCTTTTCCCCAATCAATACCCATATAATATTCATAGTTAGGCCGTCCTCTATCATCTAACTCATAAAACTCAGTAGAATCTTTAACGAGCTTATGATCAAAGTACAAGACACCTTCCTCTAAAAACTCTGCTAAATATTCTTGCCTAAACGCCTCTGGAGACATAGTATTCTGTTCTCGTTTAAGTTCCTTTAGAGTTATGGCAGGACAAATAGCTTTGCCATTGTAAATGGCTGGAAGATTAAACACTTTAGCGTCGTCATCCTTCTGCCACAAGTTATACATATTATAAAAGAACCCAATTCGCCCATATGGGGTCGACGTCATAGTGATTTTTCCAGCAGTTCGGATAACCATCGGTCTAAGAACTTCATAATATATTTCATCGTCAGCAAAGTGAGCGGCCTCGTCTATATCAACATCATGCGGAGAATAACCACGAATAGTAGGTGGGGAGGGGGGTAATGATAGGATTTCCGCCTTGTTATCTAATGTAATTTGAGTTCGGGAAGCACGGACGATAGATTTACAAAGAATTGGAGATTCTTCTATATCATTACGAATACGCTGCAATACATAAGATGCTTGCCTCTGGGAACGAGAAATAATCAAACGGAGATGCTTCGGCGTTGTAAAAGCATGATAAATCGCACGTTTAACTAACAGCTCTGTCTTACCAATTTGACGACCAGAATTAACTAATATAAATCGCTTAGGACAGTTGATAATATCTCGCTGATACCATTCTAACTTAAACGGATTACCTTTGTTGTCCTTCAAAAAATAATAGCAAAACTTTACAGGGTCTTTAAATGCCTCTAGCATCATCGTCCTACTTTTCTCTGGAAGCTTACTTATCTTAGCGTTTACTTGCGGATTAAACTCAGGCACGTTTACTACCCCTCTTCTTTAGCTCAAGAGCATAAATACGTTTATCTAACTTAGCCATTTTCTTATTGTAAAACTCTACTTTATACCGCATATATCTAAGTTCTTCAGCTATTCCAGCACGCCACCGCCCACCAATATATTTCAAAAAGGTCTCTAAAAATCTACGACAGGTTTGACAAATATACATATTACGTCCCTGACTTTCCAATCTAGTAAGTACAGCTAAAACAAATTGGTGATGGCAAAGTCCGCACACTCTCTTATCTCTTTCTCCAGTTCTACCATGATTTCCTTTTGATGTTTTCATCTGAATTTATCTAGTCTATTTCTGATTTTGTGTTCTGTAAGTATGTTCTCTATCGCTAAGATTTCAAAATCCGTCAACCGCTTAAACCGCTGCAATTTCATAATATAATAGTGCACTTTTCTGCGGATAGGCACTACTAATTCTGTTTGCTTTTTTTCTTTGTTTTCGTAGCGGATATGGTGGTTTTGGATGATTTCTCTTGCGATTTCTTCCTCCCGATTTTCACGTTTATCGGAGCCACTTCTTCAGGGTTATCACGCTCATAATCCCCAATAGACGCGAAAATCTTAGTAATAGAGCCAGTTTCATCTTCATATTCCAAGCGTCTGACTAAACGCTGTTGGCGAGAGATAGCTAGGTCTTTTCCAAGCGAAGAATAGTTATCTTGCCATTTCTTCGCTATAGATGCCACTATATTCTTTAATTTTAAGTCATTTACCTGTATTCGCGAAATTCTTCGCGTTTTAAGGTAATTCATAATCATAAGGTGCAAATCCATTAAATCTTTCGTGCTTTCGAGTTGGAACTCCTCTTTAATCAAATTAAACAACCTTTCTCCTAACGCAGATTCCTCTTCAGAAAATATTTCTGAAAATATGCCATATTCTATCTCTTTAAACCGCGTCTGAGCATCTTGATCTGCAATTAAGTAACGTTTAAGTAAAAGAGCCTTGCGGCGAGTCTCTGGAGTATCAGGAAGGTTCTGTAACGCCTTATTTAACTCTTGTAGTTCTTTATCCATTTTAAATCTCCTTTTCTAATGTAACTAATTTGTCCGTGGTACTACCGATTATAGTTAAGCTGCCTCCGCTAGGAAGCTTACACCCAACTCGTTTACCCATACCATACATTTCATCTGTTTGCTTTAATTGAGTATATACGTCTTCAACCTCCGCGTCAGATAAATAAATTACTATGTCTGAAACTCCATCGCGTTTTGTTTCTTTAATTTCCATCATAAACTAGCCTCCCAATCAACCCATTCAACAGATTCTTTACAAAGCGGACAATATAACCGCTGTATTTCTTCCCTGCGTGTGACATCCTGATCTATAAACGGCATGTCAAATTCCCAAGTACATTCTTTGCAAATCATATTTATTTTACCTTATACGCGCAATTCGTCTACTTTGTCCCATCTATAGAGTTTGCATTTTACATTATATTTGGCAAATATTTTTGCCAATGCAATTTCAACTTCACTTCCCATTTCTTTCATATGCTTTTCTGGTAACTCGTGAATTACTACAAACTTCCCATATTTTTCTTTATCCATTATTTTTCACCTCCCTCTTTCCCAGAAGATAAGTTTTGCGAAGTTTTATCTGCAAACTTGCTTTCTTCTAGCACCCATTTCAAAGTTTTTACTCGAATGTCCTCCGCCATACGCATTTTTTCTGTACCTTTCTCTTCGTACATATCTCTTCTACGTTCATGCCATCTTATTGACTGTTTTATTTCTGTTCTGCTTTTCATTGCTTCACCTTCTCATGGGAATGCGAACCTTTTAGTTCCCTTAGTTCTCTGATTTTACCTAATTCTACTAATCTGTGAATCGGACACCTTTTTTTAGACTTCATTACTTTATCATTAGCACAGATACACCAAGCATCCCAATAATCAATCATATCGTTTATTATTTCTGCTTGTTCTCTTGGTATTGCTACGAACATTTTTTCCGATGTCATCCTTGCGCCTCCGAGCTATTTTGCGAATCTTTTGGTACAATTTTCCATACTTTCCCATCCTTATCCTTAAATCCTTGAACCATATCTTCTACATTATATCTTTTAGCTACCAC